AATTAGGTGTTACGTATGTCGCGTGATAATGTGTAGCACCTTCTGTAATGCCTCTCCAACCGCCACGTAGTGCCATCTCCGCCACGATCTCAGCATCCTCGTATGAATCTGTCTCCATAGGTTCATCACTCAACCCATCACAGAACCACGAGAAGTGACACATACCACGAACCGGAACCTCATTACCTTTCCAGTTGGTTCGCATCACTGACTGGTTGACAACCTCACAGACGGTGTTAGGGAACAGGTTACTGTCAACTCTGTTCAACACTACATCAGCAACAGCAATGCGCCCAGCAAAATTATCGCTCCGAGACTCATGATAGACATTGAGAGCGAGACATTCAAGTTCTTGGACTCTTGCAATTTCTTCTGCATCTCTTGATCCGCTTTGTACAAGTTCTCCACCTCTTTCGGTTGGGGTGAGTTCCTGCCTGATGCTCGGTTCTTCTTGTTCAATTTGAACCTCATTCTTTTGTTCTTTATTGTCATCTGAAGTAATCCATGTTATAAAACCGTATAAAATTAGAACCCAAATTACCATAAGAGTTAAGAATAAAATTTTTGTTCGCATTAGAACACCCTTATTTTGTTGAGTCCTTCCCTGGAAACTCGCTCGCCAGTGTTGCTTCGATCAAAGACTGGCGTGTCATCAACAAATTCATTTTCTTCCTGTTTGACATCGTATAGTTTCATCTTAGATCTATCTATACCTATAGCGAATCTTTTTAATTTATTAGGATCATTATATCTATTTTTTAACTGTTTTACAAGTAGTTTCCCTTCGGATTCTAACTCTTCATTAGAAATAAGAGCAAACATTAAGTCGGCAGTTGCAGGTAAACCAAAAGATTCTGAAGTATCTTCTAGTCCAGGATCTGAGTTGCTGTGCCCAGTTCTTGTGGTTTGCGTTGCAGAAACTATAGGAACATTAAACTCCACTGCTAGTCCGCGTATCTCTTCAGCGATTGCTTTAATATACGAGTAAGAATTAATTGCACCACCCATACCTTTCATACGAGAGGACGAGCAAATATTCAAATAATCAATAAAGATAATCTCAGGTCGAAACGATTTTTTAAGTTTAAGTTCGTTTAAGAGTGCACGAAAGTGTGAAGTATGTGCTTGACCTGTAGGATATTCTTTGATGATTAATCTACCATTGGTTTTGGAAGCAATAGATGCAACTTTATCTGTGAAAGACTGCTTGCTAATCCTTTCCAAAGAATCGATGGTCGTATTCATAAGATTAGCGTCTATGCGTTCTGCTATACGCTCCTCTGCCATTTCCAAGGTAATATACAACACGTTGTGCCCAAGAGAAAGGCAACTAGCAGCATGATGACACATAAACAAACTCTTACCGACACCTGTTCCCGCAAGAGCAATATTAAGAGTTTTGTTAGGCAATCCGCCTTTAGTTATCTGATTAAAAAAATCAAGATCAAAGGGCAATCGTTCTTCTTGTTCATGATAAAAATTATAACGTTCATCAGCATTAAGAAAATAATCATGCCCAACGTTTGCGTCAAAACACACTGCTAATGCCTTTTGAAGAAGATCGGGGATAGCGTTCTTAGACAGTTTCTGATGCATTCCATTAATGATGTTGATCGATTCTAACACACCATTATGAATAGCGCGGTCCTGACACCATTTCTCAGTAGTGTCGAGTAACCAGGTTTCGTCTTCTTCTTTCGCAGTAAAAATATCAGGTAGGATATCTACTGCGTGCGTTCTCATTTCCGCATTAATGTTAAGTTCGTCTAACTCAATTTTAAATGCTTCGTGAGTTGGAAGTTTATTATACTTAGAAACATAAGCAACAACCTGAGCAAACAGTTCGCGGTAAACGCCTTCGAAGTAGTCCTTCTTTACGAAAGGCAAAACCTTTCGCATGTATTTCTCATTAGTTAATAAATTTCTAAGTATAGTTTTTTCGAGTTCAATCATTTTTTGATTCTGATTTAATTAACGATCCGTTCGCTTCAGCGTTTATTAGAATATCTTCTAGTATTTCTGCAGCATAATCTTGTAATTCGATATTGTCTTCATCAGCAGTACTATCAGGTGATGATACTACAATAAAATCAAAATGTAAATACTCCTCCTCGAACCTAAGTTTTCCAAATCGAATTACAGTTTCAGGAAACTCCCCTTTGAGAATCCTGACATTCCATGCCATCTGATTATCCTCATCGGAAGGAGTCAATTCATAATCTATTCCTTCGCAAACTTTTTCAAGGTTCATTCTAAATCCAGATCTACTTCTATATGGTTGTCGCCAATCTTATACAAATTACTGCAGAAACTTTTGAACTCTTCTGTGTTTACAATATCAGACCAAAACGACTCATTTAATTCGCTCATTCTATATTTTTTTTCTTCGCTCATTTTTTGATACCACCCATTAGAAGGTTTAACAACAAATCCGCCAGCAAGGGCAACTTCTAGCAACCCGCTGTACTGATCTATGCCGCCGTCCCATGATACTGTGATAGGAATCTTGCTTTTCTCTTTAACATAACGCGACTTGTCTACGTTAATGATGAAGTCGTATCCAGTCACCTCTGTGCCAGTTTTGTTTTGACGACGACCAATAATCCAGATATTGTCCGCAGAATAATAAATTCCGGTTCCTCCGCCCACAATATCTTTCGGGAACAATCCGATCTCTTTGTAAGTGTGGTTGACTGCGAGCAATGGGATATTCTTCATCGTAAGATAGGGTGTGGACATGCGAAACAAACCTTTCAGCGCCTTTGCTCGTGACATATCAGCGACAGATTTTTCATCAAGGGCATCGTCGAGTTCTTTCTTCGATGCTAGGTTTCCAATAGAATCGATGACCACAATAACCTTATCTTCCTTCTCCATGTTTTCGAGTTGAGAGATAAGATCAAACTTTAATTCTTCCACATTAGTTATCGGAACATGTAGAACGCGAGAAGTATCAATGCCAAACGTATCAAAGTATGACTGCGGCGAACCAAACTCAGAATCATAAAACATCATGATCGCTTCGGGGTCTGCCTTAAGATATGCGGATGCAATTTTAAGAGCAAACGATGTTTTAAAATGCTTAGACGGACCTGCTAACACAGTCAATCCTGCAGCGATACCTCCGTCAATACTTCCGGATAAAGCAACGTTCAGCATAGGAACATCAGTCGGCACCATAGTTTTTTGAGTAAAAAAATCAGACTTGTCAAGACGCTCAGTATGCTTGAGTTTACTGTTCTTCATCAATTTATTCATTAACGACATATTTAATCCTTTAGATTTTTATAGTTGATACACTCATCTAGTAGCGTTAATTTTTCAGTGGCGCCAACAAAAGCTCTAATATCTTTGTTATCATATTCACCTTTGTAAGATTTCGCTTTTTTATAACTAACTTTAGAATCTTCTGCAATTACTTTTACATAAGAAGGCAAACTTTCTGTTGCATTATTTTTCATAAAAACTTCTTCTAATGAGATTCTTAAATTATTAAAATTCGCATTTTCAAAATCAGAAACATAATCATATAGTTGATTAAAAAATGTTTGCTTAACTGCTTTGTAGGAAGAATGAGCAAGTTTTATAATTGCTGCATCTAAATGAGTACATCCTTTTAATTTTTTAAGAAACGAATTAGAATTTCTATTCAAGACAGCAGAATGTGCAGCAAACACTTCTTCAGAAGCGCCGATAACTATTTCTTCTTGATTCAAAACTGCTTGGATATTAGAACTATCAACTAAGTCTGGTTGGTAAGCAAATCTTTTTTCTAAACTATCGTTATTAAGAGCAGATAAAATTCTTATCATTGTTTCTGGAGAAACAATCGATTTTAATAAAATACCTCCTGTAGTGTGAGATTGGATTTTGTTAAGCGCGTCGATCAATACTACGTCGTCTTGAGTATCATTATCGTTTAGATCGAAATCTAAACAAACAATAGTTAACATAGGTTCAGATTCAGTCAATTTATCAATGTCTTCAAAAACATCTAGTGTGTTTTTCGGGTGACTATAAATTGCTGTTGCTGCTTGAACCATAGGCGAATTTTTATCTCCGAGAATAGAAATTCTTAACTTATCGCTCATGAGATTTTTTTCGTTATCTTTAGAGGTTGTAGAACTAACGGTTGTAGGACCAACCTCATCTGCATTTTCAAAAAGAACAACGTCTAAATCGTTATCGTTAGACTCATCTGGTAAGGTTTTTATGTTACCCATTATTAACTCCTGTATATAAATTCAATTGCACTATTTGCTTCTAATTCCCAGGGTCTGTTTTCATACCAGTTCCCGGATTCAGCGTCTAGTTGTTTACAAAGTGTCGCTATTTCTCTGGCGGTGATTGGATAGTTTGCTTTGATCGCATTTCCTGCTATAGCGACCATTATTTGATACATCTTATGATACCATCCTGTCCCATTTATCGCTATGTATTCTTGACCAAGTTTTTTTGGAAAGAACGGACAATCTCTATAAGAGGACCAAGATATATTATTACTTTCTGCTTGTTGTTTTCTGTATTCTATCAATTGTTCTCTCATAGCGAAGGGCAATTTATCTAGAAACGAATTTTTCGAACTTCTTTGATATTCCCAGGAATCCATTATCTTTACGGGATCGATCGTTTCTCCTTCGTTCGTAAAGAAAAAATTATATGCGTTAGGATATATCGCTGGTACATAATACATTCTAGATAAATCTTTAGTTTGTTTATCTCCTATTTCTTTGGTTTCTTTATTCAAGGCATACCAAAAATGTGGGATATCATGATTTATAACGTCTTCTTTTAAAGGAAACACAATTCTAAACTTAGGAGCATCTTTAGTGCTGCTCGCAGTTGAATAACACACGTATCTGTATTGACCACAATATTCGTCAACTGTATTTTTTATTGTGTCATCAACACATAAATCGTCGACATCAAGGCAACACCAACTACCCCAACGGTCAACATTCCTATTGCCGCGCGTAGTGTTTTCGAAATACACAGCAGGACTAATGAGAGGAGAAGAATTATTTCCACCTTTTTGACCTTCTTTTTTTGCAAGCGAATTTAATAGAGAAACAAAAGAAGACCATGTTTTTAATTCTTGTCTTCTATGCGTCTTATTGTCAAAAGCGTTTTTAAAAATAGTTAAATTATACATTAGTAAAAAATGCTGATAGTGTTGCTCTTTCTTCTGGTTCCCACCCTATTGCTGCAAGTATAGGACGAAGAGGAACTATAAAAGATTTGTCATACATTGTATTATAATCTATTTTTTCATGTAAAGCAAATTCTTTAGGAAGTACAGAAGAAAATGCAATGATGTTTTCTCTAATACTATTCGGCGTTTTTAAATACAGATATTTTATTTTTTCCCCGTCTTTTATTAATTCGTATTTCCGCTCTAACTTATTTTCTTTTACGTAATGGTTGTACAATAGAGAACCGCGAACGTGAATAGGAGTGCCCTTCGAATAAATGTTTTTATGATCTCGCCATTTAGTTATGTCTTTTGCGCCACGAGGAAACGCAACATCTTCAGGGTTTAGTTTTTTAAACTCAGATTTAAATTCTTTAATGTATTTTTGGGTTTCAGTTTCATTGCTGTTAAGAATAATAGAAAAAATTTCTTTAAACTTATCTCTGACAATTTGAGGCGTTGAAGACTTGACCGCTTCAATTCCCATGATTTTAAGTTTAGGTTTATCATAACGCACGCCTTCGTTGTCGTGAACCTGCAAAATATACCTTTTCTTTGCTGTCCATAGAGCACGATCTGCAATCGCTTCGCGTTTCATAACCATTCGATTCTCATAAGAATTAGTTTCTTCCGAGAGGACGGCATATGCTTGAGCGATCTTTTTCTCAAAATGCTCACAGACACCGTCTAGAAAATTGACTGGATTCTTAGGAGCATGCATCTTGACCAGACCCGACATTTTGATATACACCGAATCAGTATCAATCGCAATGACATGGTCCTGCTTGTCGCCCAGTATCTCTTGCATCTCATCGTTAACTGCTTTCTCAGCAAGTTTGATTGCACGTTGACCCGAAGTAGTTACGCCTTCTGCAATCTTTAAATCAAAATAACGAAACCACCTGTTGGCAAGCGCTCCATATAGCGAGTTCATTAAAATCTTAGTCGCCATCTGCTGGTTATCGTAGATTGCAATTTCGTTTTCTAGTTTTCTAGTTGGCGTTTCTTGGTACTGTCTTTTTGCTTCGAGCATTTTATTTTTTGCTTGTACTCTGTCAGCGTAGAACTGCTTGATAACTTCAGGAATAATTCCTTGTATATCTTTCCGATACTTGGTGCCGTTTGCTGCTACTGCAAAGTCTCCTTCCTCTTCATACGTTAGAGTTTCCGGAGACATATTATACTGTACGATAATATTGGGGTAAAGAGAGTTTAAGTCGAACGAGCATATCCAATCATGGATGCCGACGACAGGTTCTTTAACATACCCGCCGACGATGGAAGACTTGGGTTTATCTTCTTTTGGAGGCACCACAATATTTTTTTTAAGCAAGGAGTTATAAATTACTGAATCCCATACAGTCGTCGTACCATAAGTATCGCTGTAGTTGGTCTTTGCTTTATACGCCATAGTCATTGCTAGAGTAATTAAACCCATCTTTTCTTCTAGGCGATCTACAAGTTCAACATCTTTTATATTGTAATCGATAAACTTTTGAAAGTCGTGCTTATACAGTGCGTGCAAAGATCCATACTCGTCATACGACAACTTATTTTCGCCGAGAATGGCGTGTGCAATATGATCAAGTTTATAAGATGCTTGTTCGCCATATGTTAATTTACCAAATTTCTGGAACAAGTCGTAGTAATCTAGATTAGAAACGCCCTGTATGTCATAACTTTTAATATCTTGCCCAGTCTTAGTATGAAAGTTTTTTTCTCTTATTAGACCCCAAGGCGATAGTCTTTTATATTCATCTGATTCGAGGACTCTATTTATTCTATTAACCAAGTATGGGATATCAAACATCTGAGTATTCCAACCTGTTACAACATCGGGATAATTACTAGACCACCACCCTAAAAAAGAATGCAATAGATTGTATTCGGTTTCACACAAGAAATATTCGGTAGGTTGTTCAGACAACGTTTCGTCATAGTCGTACAACCCGAATACATAATA